AGTAGGATTACCAACTCTATATTGTTCTTTAACATCCATTTCATCTGCATATGAAGGCAAAGTTGTTTGTCTTTGTTGCCTTCTGCTTTCATCTTTAACAATGTCTCTTTGACTATGAGTGGGCCCATCTCCTCTTTCAGATTTTGTTGATGGAGCTTTTCCTGATCCTGTTTGACCAATACTTTTTGATTGTTCGCTTTCACTTCTATAAGCAGCATCACCACGATAACCTGGTCTAGAACCATCTGCATTTTTTTTAACAAGTTGCATTACACCACCATCTGCAACGCCAATTCTTCCTTGTTCTCTTTCTAATCTTAAAAATTCATCTATTTCCATAATAGGCATTCCAGGTTTTTGTTCTTCCATGTCGTATTTGTACTGTTCGTACATTTCAATATCTTCAGGGTCATATTTACCTGGTCTATAACTAGCCATTTTCATACTTTTAATTCCTTGCGGTGCTCTAGCACCAGAATTAAATTCTTCGTAAGCTTCTTCACTTACTGCTTTATACTCTTCGTCAGTTAAATCTCTACCAAGTTCACCTTCTAATTCATTAATTTTAAATTCTAAAATTTTAAAGTATCTATCTGGTCCAGCCATTTGCATTGGTGCTTTAGGTCCTTCATTACCTGAATAAGTAATCTTTGGCGCGCCTGTATCTAGTGAGTCTAATCCTGTTTTCATATAATTTTTAAGTTAGTTTAAAAGCAGGATTTTAACCTGTGGGTTTCTTATATTACTTGTTTTTGTCAAGTAAATCAAGCTATGTTGTAACAGTTCTTTTTTTAACTTCTAGAGCAGATAAGACCACATGTAGTCTATTTGCCGTAGCAGCTGTTACTTTTAGTATTTCGCTTTCCTCTAATACAAGAGGCGCTGTTAATAGTTCCGTGGTCCCATTTGCAGATATTGTTTTAGTTTTAAATAAACTAAATATATTGCTAGATGTATCTGTAATAGTTACTGTTATAGTATCAGAGTTTCCTGAATCTTCTGAAACTATTATTGATTTTATAATAGACGTTGTAGCTGACGGCACCGTATATAATGTCGTAACACTTGTTGTAGTTAAATCTACTTTTTTATTTACAAATGTATTAGCCAAAGAAATATGCCTCCGCTTCTGCCTCTTCTTTTATATCTTGTTGAAAAGTTGTATTTAATTTTTGTACAATACTATTTATATCTCTAACTAAAGATTGTTGTATTTGTTCATCATAATTTTTTGCTGGTTGTGTAAGTGATTGTACAATTCTAGCCATTATCTTCTACCATCCGGTTGTATGTCTAATCTAAATGTTCCTAGTTTCCAAAATTGACTTGTACTACTATTAGATACTTTTAATGATATTGATCTTGCACGTGCACGTGTGTCTATTTTTTGTGTGCCACTTGTTATAGTAAATGGACCTAATGATGAACTTGCTGCAGTATCATTTGGAAAATCTTTTAAATTTAATGTAACAACACTGTCTCCTGTTTGTGATAAAAAGTCTGGTAACACTCTTCTAATTTTCATCATAAACTCACCATCACCTTGTAATCCTTGATTACCTATATCAAAATCTCCTGATTGTATGTTTGCAGTAATAGATGTTGTTGCACCTTCTTTAATTTGATCTAATCCTGTTTCGTGTTCATAGTATGTAGATACACCATCAGTGCAACCGATAACATGATCTTTACTAGTTGAAGCTGTTGTACCATCATCATCGTATTGTGTTGCATGGGGTTTACCAAATACAGCAGAGTCTTGCCATGCTGTTCGAGCAAGAGTTCCAGTTGTCCACACAGGACGTTCTGGTGTTGAGTCTAAATAATTATAACAAACCATACGATTAACAGTTCCTGATCCAGAGTTAGGATAAAACCACATTACTTCTCCAAACAAGTTATTTAATCCTGCGTTAATGTGTTGTTTTGGAATTGTATTAATATCATCATAAACATGATCTTCAACTAAACATGGTAATGATTCTAGTTTACCAGTGTATCTAAAAAAACCATTTTCTGACATCCAATAAGCAGAACCATCAACCTCTACAGCTGCGTTCTGTCCAATCAATCCACAGTTGGTACCAACTTGTTGAAACGAGAAAGTAAAAGGTGCACCAACAAAACGCATAATAAATAATGCAGTGTCAGTCCAAACATAAATAGCATCACGACCTCTAATTGCTCCCATAATTTTTGATCCATCAGCAAGTCTTTGTGTGCCAGCAGTGTTAACTGCACTTGGTGCATAAGCATCACTACCATCAATATTTTCTTGATCAGAAAATCTTATAAACATTTCATCTCTCGTACTTGATGTACCAATAGTTGTTTCTGTTCCAAAAAATATTAAGTGTCTATCTGGTGTAGATACTAAACTAAACGATGATGCTGTTGGTGCATTTGCAAGTATAGTTGCTCTTGTTCCTGTTGCACCTGTTGGGTCAGAATCCCATTCAAAAGTTTCTCCACCATTTATTGTTGCAATTAATTTATTACCAAAATTATCTAATGACCATAAACCTGGTGCTGTTACAATATCTCCTGATGTTGCAGCATTCCATGCAAAATAATTTGATGCATCGGTTACTGTTGCACCTGATGAATGAGATGCCGCTGTTGTACCATTAGCGCCTCTTGTTAATCCTGTTAATGTACCGCCACTATTACCTGTGTAGGTAATTAATTCTGATCCTATAATAACTGTTCCAGATGATGCAAACGATGTAGAACTTGCCATTGTTAAACTTGTAACACTATTGTTTATTGATGAAGATAATGTTGAAGTAAACTGTCCTTGTTTTTGTCCACCCCATGATCCAAGACCCCAACCTGTTGTTGCAACTTCAATTGCTGGTCCTACAGGATAGTAATGTTTAACTCTTATACCGCCTGATGTTGTAGCACCAGAACCAGATTCGTTAGAAGCTAGAGTAACAGTTAAAGTTGTATCAGTTGGTATAGTTGTTACTTGAAATCTATTGTCATCAAAATTAGCAGAATTAAAATTAGAATTAGTTATAGATGAAAAATTATCTAATAATATAATATCACCTTTATTTATATTGTGTGCAGATGCAAAAGTTATAGTTACAATTGCTGATCCATTTGTTGTAGAAAAAGCACTTGTTAAAGTTGTTGTAGATTTAATTGGGTGAATGTCATAAAAAATACCACCAGAGTATGCATATAATATTCTATTTGTACCTAAAGCTGCATACTTAATACCACTAGCATTTACAAAATGATGGATAGCTGTGTTACGACCAGTAAGATCAACAGAACCTAATTGTGCCCAACCACCTATTTTTTCAGGTGTACCATATCTAAAACGAACGTTGTCACCTTCAATCCACTGGCCTTCACCACCGGTTGCTGTAACTTGTTTATTAAACCCTGGTTGAAAATTTACTTTTTGTAACATATAACCTCATTATATTATATATTCCTTATTGGTGGAATACCTAACATCGGCCTTTTGTCAAACCTATTTTTTTCAGCAAAAGGACCATTTACATGGTTATAGTGAAGAAATACTTGAGCGCAAGTATTACCTTCTAGAGGTTCTCTCCAATGTTCTAATTGGCAACCACTATACACCAACATATCTCCCACATCAAGTAAGACTTCTGTGCCTGCCGGTGCATTTGGTTTTATAATTCCTTTATATTCATCTATAACTGTGTTTGCTCCTGTGCCATCTATAAATATAGGCCATTTGCTACCACCTAAATGTATTGTTGTAGATATTTCACAACTTGGTCTATCTTTGTGTCTTCGTAATATATCACCTTGTTTATATATTCTAGCATAAGAATATGTTGGCACTAACTGAAGTTCTGTTTCTTGTTGCATAACAGGCAGCACTTTCATTAACAACGTTTCCATTACAGGGTCTGCATAATGTGAATAAGTATTTGGCACCTGTTCATCTGTCCATGTTCCTAACATTCCATTATCATATGTAATATTATTTTGATACATAAATCCAACTGCATCACGTTTAAGAAGAAAATAATTATATATAAAATTAGCTAACTCGTAACTAATTGCATTTTTTATTACTTGATATTTATTGAAAGCCATCTTGTATAAAATTAAAACTTACCGATATTCTTATATCATTAGATTTATTTTCTTCAACACCGTGCCACAACCATGCAGGAAACATAACAATTCTACCAGTAACAGGTTCTATATTTATATCTCTCCACAAATCTTTACCAGGATCACCAGGTTTTCTCATAGGCATATTGTATTGCACGCCTGGCCTTGAATCTATAATTTTAAGTCTACCACAATTAGGTTGTGATTTTACATAATACACTCCAGAAAATAAAGCATTAGGATGTATGTGTGGCATGTTCATACCACCTGGTGGATTTATATTAGCCCACATATTACCTAATCTTGCGTATCTATCTAAATGTTCGTTATCATATATTTCTTTTTGCATTCTCATTAACTCTGTAACCAACTCTTGATATTCAGGTTTTTTACCCATGTCTGTTGTTGAATGCCAACCTTTAACATTTGTTTTAGAAACACCTTTATCTTGATTAGACCAATTAACAATGTCTTGTGCTAATTGATTATTATTTAATTGCACATCTTTACCGTATATAATAGTTGGAAAATATTTTTCTATTATCATCTGAAAGGTTTACCTCCAAACCAAACAACTAAAGATTGTCTAACTCCACGTGTAACAATATTAACTCTGTGGTTTAAAAACGATGCAAATATAATTGCATGACCTTGTTTAAGTTTTGCAAATTTACCTGGTCCCATAAGTTCTAAATCACCACCTTCAAATTCTGAAGGATCATTTAACAGTAATGTCATAGATATTTTTCTAACCGGTGGTTCGTGTTGCATGTTTACATCACAATCCATATGCCAGTCGTAGAACCCTCCTTGAGGATATTCTGTAAACTGTGCATTTTCTGTTATTTGTATATCACCAAAACCAAAATGATTTTCATTACATCTTTGTATAAATTTATTAAGATCTTGATACATGTGATCCATTTCTTTAAAAGGAATCCAACTAATAGTAGTCAATCGTTTTTTTGTATCTGTTCCACCTTCAGGTTTACCCATACCTACCTTTGCTTGTTGAGGAGGTTGTCTTCTTCCACACTCAATAATTTGTTTACATTGATCTGGTGTAAATATAGGTGTAGTAGTTTCTACTATCCAACTTTTCCATTTAGGTTCTGTTATTATCATAATGCACTTCTATTTTTTATTGGGTCATAATTTACATCACAGTTACAAGATAAAGTTCTTCTAAATCCTTGACCATTAAAAGGATATACTGCGTGTTTCATATCATATGGAAATACATAAAAATCTCTTTCTTTAGTATTTGGTGAATAATCTGTTTTACAAAAATGTCCAGATGAATTACCTAATATTTGTAACCTACCATTCATAGGTTTATCTTCTGCTGAATATTCTATACCTGTTTGTTGTGGTAATTTTAAAATCATTACACTAGATAAACCTGTAAACAATGTGCCTTGGTGAACGTGTATTGGATTATATTCATGTTCTTTCATTTCGTTAATCCAAATAGAATTTAAATGCATTTCATATCCATCTATTTTATTCCAATTTAAATAATGTTTAAATTTTTGCCAAAACCATTGCATAACATTATCAGGTAAATGTCTGTGTGGTTTCATTATATTGTTAGGTTCTCCGTCAAAAAATAAAGAATGTTCATTTTTTATTTTTCCAACTAATTGTTTGTTTGCAGGATACAATTCATTTCTACGTTTTTCGTATATATCATTTATAATATTATAAATATCTAATGGCACTTGATACCGTAAAACGGATTGTCCTAAAAATATAAATTTAAAATCTGATGTGTTCATATTTGTGTCTAATCCTTTCTGGAATTTTTTCTATGTAAGGGTTATATACTTTTCTAACAGGTCCATCAAATAGTTTATGCATGTTACTACCAACTACTGTGTCATCGTAAGACAAACCATTTACAGACACTTGATCAAGATTGTTAAATCTATGATTATAGTAAGGTTCATCTAAAAATTTATATATTTTTTTAAATTCTTGTTCAGGATTAGTAACTATGTCATCATACTTTACATAATGACACAAACCAGGATAATTATACGAATTTTTAATTGCTTCTAATTCTTTAGCAACTGCACCTTTTGTATTCATTATCATAGATAATTTTTCTTCATCATTTTTAAGGTTGTATCTATTAATAAAAGCACTAGGGTTTTCTGTGTACCATTGCATGTAACTAGCTAACACATCCATTAAATCTCTTAATAACACAATACACTTAAAGGGACGTTTATAATGTTTTTGCATTAAGTAAAAATTACCTATTGCTGTTACAGGTCCACGGTCAATAATTATACGCTGCGGCCAATCTTTATAATAGGTATCAAACACAGAATCTAAAACATTATCTAAAGATTTGTGGTCAGGATAATTTTTAAAAACATCTGATTTTTTAAGTAAAAACAAATCTTTCATAATCTCTAATGTAACAGAATTTGCTGTAGCTGCCACACTAGGATTTTGATTCATAATAGATGCAAACAAAGTGTTACCTGATCTCGGCATTGCAACTAAAAAGAAAAGTTTTTTACTTGGGTTTTGCTCCAAGTTCGTGTGTAAGCTTGTCTTTTTTATCGTATTCCAGTTGTCCATTTTCTTTCTTTATTCTTTCAATAGATTGTAATTGACCCAATACATTAAATACTTCTGGTTGACTTGAACCAGATGTTAATGTTTCTGCCTTATTTTTCATTGTTAAATGATAAGAATGTAATTGGTGTGTATTGACATCTTTAGTATCAAAAGAACCATCGTCAAATTTCTTTTTAAATTTAGACCACAATTTAATTTCTCTCATTCTATCTCTTGCAACCAATTGCATAGATGCTTTACCGTATACTTTTTCATCTATATCAATTTGTAGTAATTCTCTTTTTAATGGATCTTCTTCTTTATCTAATTTTTCTTGTAATCTTTTTATTTTAACTTCAGTTCTTCTATAATCAAAAGATAATGACATTAAATTTTCTAAAAAAACATTTTGTTCTCTAACACACTGCCAATATTTAGCAGCTTTAGTTGGATACTTTGCATCGTTTAATACAGAAAAAGACATTTCTGTTTCTGTTCTAAACATTTGTTTTTTAGTCCAAGTATCTCGAAGCTCTTCTGTCATTTCTTTAAATACAGAAACATCTTCTGGCTCTAATATGTTATTAAGATTAGGAGCTTCTTTTTCAATAAGTTCTTTTATATTTCTTTTCTCTTTAGTCATTTTGTAATCCTTTCATTTAAAAATAATATAACTATTGATTAATCAAAGTCAACTGTTTTAACAGCTCTTGCTGCAGTTGTTTCTCCTGTAAATTCATATGTATTAGCTCTAGATGGATCATTACCACCAAAACCAATTGCGCTTGCAGCAGGAGATGCCGAAGAAGACTGCATGTGATTATTGGCAGTAGGAATAGAAGGTGCTGATGCAAAAGCAGTTCCATCATAACTATTTACTAATGATTGAGATGATGGTGCTGAACCAGCAAAAGCAATGAAAGCAGAAGATGTACCAAATCCAGCTATATTGTTAAGAGCAATAGGATAAGCTCCACCAGCTGTCCAATTAGTTCCATCATATTCTTCTGTACTAGTAACTCTTGTACTAGTAAAACCTCCAACAACAAGAGCTGCAGTTTGTGAGTTGTATGAAACGCTACATCCTCTTCTAGCTGTTGACATATTATTTTGTTCTGACCAAGATGTGCCATTATATTCTTCAGTATCTGCTGTATTACTTCCGGCACCAGGTCCTTCACCTCCAGCTGCCAATCCTGCAGTTTGAGTTCCACCACCAGATCCAAATATTTTTTCTGTATTCATAGCATTACTAGCTGTCCAAGAGGAACCATCATATTCATCTGTCTGTCCATAAACAGTAGTTCCTGCACCACCTCCAAAAGCTAACGCTGCTGTTTGAGTGCCTGCTCCGCATAATCCATATTTAGCATCAGTGTGAGCCAAGTCTCCACCCTCTGACCAACTAGTTCCATTATATTCTTCTGTTTCCCTAGTAAAACCTGGAAAGGTATATCCACCTGCTCCACCTCCTGCTGTTTGAGTTCCAAATCCACCTAGTCCAGCTCTTGCTGTTGACATGTTTCCACCACTAGCCCAAGCTGCTGCAGTTGTAGCTGATAGTGATACTGTAAATTCTTCTGTGTTACTTCTATTAGGATTACCACCAAAGGCAACTGCTGCAGGTCCAGTAGCTCCACATCCTGCTATATAAGATCTACTTGTAGCTAAATCTCCTGTTTCTGCCCAACTAGTACCATTGTATAATTCAGTTCTGTTAGAGCTTCCTCCAAAAGCTAATGCTGATGTTTGAATTCCTGCACCAGCTAATCCATGTCTTGCTGTGTTTAAATTATTTGATGCAGTCCAACTAGTGCCATCGTATTCTTCAGTTGAACTTGAGTTTGCATCTGTAAATCCTCCAAAAGCTAGTCCTGCAGTTTGAGTTCCTGCACCAGCTAAAATACGTCTTGCAGTATTTAAATTATTTTGTTCTGACCACGAAGTCCCATTATATTCTTCTGTTTCATCTTTATTAGCAGCAGGTGATGGAACATAACCACCAAAACCTAAACCAGCAGTTTGTGTACCAGATGCTGCTAACATCTGTCTTGATGTGCCTACATTATCTCCTTCAGTCCAACTAGAACCATTATATTCTTCAGATTCATTTCTAACATTTGATGCATCATATCCAGCAAAACCTAAACCAGCAGTTTGAGTTCCGCATCCACCTAAATTATATCTTGCTGTATTTAAATCACCACTTTCTGCCCAACCAGAACCATTGTACTCTTCTGTTTTTCCTGTAGTAGGATTATAACCTCCAAAACCTAAACTAGCTGTATTTGTTCCACATCCTGCCATACGAGATCTTCCAGTGTTTAAAGCTGAACTACTATGCCAAGCAGCTGTTGATATAAAAGATTTAAGATTAAAATCTGCAGAATTATAAAATATTTCTCCTTCTATAATCCTGTCTCCAGAAGTATCAGAGGATAAATATTTAATTTTTAATCCTTTAAGTTCCTGATAGGTTGACATTTAAAATTCCTTTAGGGGATTGTTATAGCTGTAGGTCTAGGTCCTCTTCTTGCTTTTTGTTCATCAGATAAACCATCCCATTCATTTTGTGCTAAAGTAACAGCAGCGTTAACTAAATTTTGTGCTTCTGTTTTAGTTTTTTCCACTCCGTTTTTTTCAGCCAACCAGTATGCTCCTTTTTCATTATTGCCAACACACCAAACATCAACATAATTAGATCCATCATGTCCAGTGTATCCTCTTAATGAAAAATTTCTTCTGTCATCATGAGTAAAAAATCCTTTACCTGTGTTAGTCGCTGTACCGTATATAAATAGTGCCATATTAATCCTCCTTCCTTTTATAACTTATTACTATCATAAATCAACTATCTGTTATAGTTTTTAAATTTATTGCTGTTGTTTCTCCTGTAAATTCTTCTGTTAATCCATTACCGGGTGGGTTTTTTCCAAAAGCTAAACCAGCTGTACTTGTTCCAGAACCAGCTATACCTTGTCTACCAGTTGCTAAACTAGGAAATGTTATAAAAGAAGTTCCATCATAAAATTGTGTTTTTGCAGAATTATTATTAGGAACACTATTTTGACCTCCAAAAACAATTCCTGAAGTTGATGTTCCTGCACTACCGTGTTTTCTGTGACCAATCATTAATGCCCCACCAGTTGTCCAAGATGTACCATCATATTCTTCTACAACACCACTATATGCATTTCCTGATATTTCTCCTCCAGCAACAACAGCTGCAGTTTGAATTCCAAAAGCTGTTGCGTCTCTTCTTGCATTAGACATATTAGTTACCTCTGACCAAGAACTTCCATTATACTCTTCTATATTAGAACTAATTCCATCTCCGTTATTTTGTCCAGCACTTAATCCTGCAGTTTGTGTTCCACAACCAGAATTACTTGATTTTCCAACAACCATATTTCCACCTGCTGTCCAAGACGAACCTCCATATTCTTCAGTAGAATTTTGATGATTACTGCCATCATAACCACCAAACGCTAAACCAGCAGTTTGTGTACCAGCTCCACCTAAAGCATTTCTACCAGTGCTTAAATCTCCAGATTCAGTCCATGAACTTCCATCATACTCTTCTGTTTTTGCAGATCTTTTAGGAGAACCTCCTGGTTCATAACCTCCAAAACCTAACGCTGCTGTTTGAGGAGATTGATTAGCTGACCCCATTTCATATCTACTTGATCCTAAATTACCACCACCAGACCATGCTGCAGCTGTAATTGTAGCTGCTGTTATATTAAATTCTTCTGTGGTTGACAGAGCATTAGTAGGTGGTGTAAATCCACCAGCAACTATACCTGCACCTTTTGTTGTAATTTGACCATCACCACCATTAAACCTTGCAGTTCCAAGATTTGGAGCAGATGAAAAAGCTGATCCATTCCAAGAAACAGATGTGTTTGTAGCACCTGGAGCTGCTCTGCCTCCAGTTACAATTGCATTTGTTGTAGTTCCAAAAGAATGACCCATACCACGAATAGTAGGTAAATTAGTCAATGCTGTCCAAGATGTACCATCATATTCTTCAACATTATTTACATCTGGAGGTGAACCAGGATATGTTCCCCCTCCAAATAAAATAGTTGCTGTTTGAGTTCCTACTGCTGCCGTTCTATATCTTGCTGTTCCTAAATTATTTTGTTCAGCCCAAGAAGTTCCATTATATTCTTCAGTTTCATTTAAG